ATGGCCGAGGAGCGGGGGGGGGGGCCCCGGGGGGGGGCCCGCCGGGGGGGGGCCCCCGGACAGGATCTCGTGCAGCTTCGTGACCAGCTGCTTGTCATCTCGCTGATTGGCCTGCTCGAAGGTGGACAGGTACTTGGCCTTCTTGACCTTGCCGAACTCCCATTCAGACCAGGAGAACGAGATCAGGGTGGATTCCTGCTGGATGTGGTCGATGCTGATCACCTGCTTGCCAGTGCGCCAGACATAGGCGACGCATGGGGCGGTCTCGATGTCGAGGGCGATGACGCGAGGTGCGTCGTGGGGTTTCTTCTGTTTCACTTGGTGTTGTCCAGGATTGAGGCTGCGAGCTGGGCCATCTTCTCGATGCCCCGATCGTTGCGGAAGATGATATCCCCTTTCACGCGGGTGATGCCAGCCTCAGATGCATGAGCGGGTACCGCGAGCATATCGGCGGTCGGTTTGCGGACGATGTGGACGATTATTCCGCCCAGCGAGCGAATCAGCTCCGCCTCGTTGTCGAACCGTACGTCTGGCACGCACACGGCGTGGGCGGAATCGTCAAGCTCATGCTCCCACACACGCAGCCACAGGTCAGGCAGCAGTGACCGGCCCCACTCCGTGCCCAGGGTCTGCATCATGACGCGAGGGGTGATACGACCGCCCAGAAAGGCCACAGGGGCGTTTTTGGACAGGTCCGATACATCCACCCCAATGGAGGCCAGCATGCGCTTCAGCGGCCCGGCAAAGGGTTGCTCGGCGTACTTCTGGCCACGGAATTCGACGAGGCGGCGGAACTCGCCCGCCAGGGTGGATTTGCCCGACTGTGCGGGGCCTGCGATACCTATGAGGATCATGGGTTGCTCCTATGTGATTGAGCTCCCCGGGAACCATTCCAGGGGCGCTGTGGGTTGAATGATGGGTGATCAGGGAGGGGGTGTCAAGACCGTCTGTCGGGCGACTTCCGGGCGTTGCGAATGTACTCCTCGATCAACCTGATCTTTTGCTTGTCCTCGAATGAGACGCTGGGGTCATTGTCCAGCTCGACCCTGATCTTGCGGAACCTGTCAAGCACAGAGCCTCGCATGCCAGGACTGACGATCACGTCCCTGCGGAGACTCCAGCCGGCAGGCAATGGCGGCGAGCCTTCTCGTCTGATGGTGTCGCTCACAGCCCCTCCGGACTTGATATGCAGCACGTGTCCGCGATTGGTCTCAAGGACCCAGTACACGTCCGCCCGAGGCGAATGCTTTCCATGCTTCTGTGGCACGCCACGGCGGCGTGATCGCCAATCGTTGGCACTCGCGGGAGTGTCATGCCCGTGCCGCCCCTGTAGCGCTTCCAGAAAGGCCGCTGGCGAGTGCGGCGGATGGCTGATGGTCACGTACCCCTTGCCCATAGCCACGGGCATGAGCCAGCCATTCCTGTCGCCAGTTGCGAATTCTGCTGCACGCATGTATCCGATCACACGCTGGGTGGCTAGTTCCGTGCGCTCCGACTTTGGGGCGTCCGACGCACGGAGCCATGCATGGACGATCCTGCGGATTACTTGCAGGTGTGCGCCATCACTCGCACGGTCTTCTGGCGGCACCTTCGGAGTGGCCTTGTCCTCGGACACAAGGAGCGTCCGGCTCGACCACGAGCGAAGCGTGGCCGGGTCGAGAGAAAGAAGCAGGCACACGTACCCCGCCGGCAGTTTGCTTGAGCGGATGACGCGCACACTGCCCCCTTGTGTGTAACGAGCAACGGGCTCTTCGGGGGCGAGCGCGAGGTAGTCACGCAGACGAGTTTCTTGCTGATGATTGTCGGGCATTCGAGAGCCTCCTTGTTGATGACCGGGCGATCATGACACCCCGTGCACCGGCGGTCAAGCATTTCACCATGTGGAATGGCGAGTGACTTAAGGATAGTTCGGATTTCTGTATAGGGACTATATAAAAATGGGTACAAACCATACATTCAATCCACGAAATCAGACCTATCCTTAAGTCAAGATTGGCTCTACAAGCCAATCTAGAACTAATGACTTAAGGATCACAAATTCTTAAGTCACACGACCACCTAATGTGTCATCATCACTTAAGGATACATAAGATGGCATGACTTAAGGATATGTTTGCACAAGAAATAGGCAAAAAAAAGACCCGCCGAAGCGGGGCAAAAGCCTGTGGATAACCTGTGGATAACTCTCCGTCAGAAGGGTAGCTCTCCGGTCGAATCCGCCCCCTCCCCGGGTGGCGTGATTGCCCCCTCGGGCGGTGTGATTGCATCCGCTGGGCGTGCCTGGCCGGACCAGTCCGGACTACCATCGGGGTTGTGCCGGGTCGGTCGCAGTGGGTCAGGGAAGCCTGCCCGGACCTCTGCCACCAGGGTGTGTGAGGCACTATCAGAGGCCAGCGTTGCCCCGCGGATGAGGAGCATGTAGCCCTTGGCGCCAAGCTCGCCACCCCCCTGTGACTGGATGTAGGCCAGCAGCCGCTTGCAGTAGGCGGGAGACACATGAACGGCGATCTGGTGGGCCTCCGGCTCGACATCGGAGGCCTCCTTCTCGACCCGGTACATCAGGCTGCCCGTGGCCGAATCGTGGTACATGCACACCCTGGCGCGGCCAAAATCAGGGTCTCCGGGCTCGCCCGTGACCGGGCCGGAAGCATCGGCATAAGTGATCATGACCGACTCCCTTGTGCGCGGCCACGCATGGCCAGGGAGGCCACGGCAAGGGCCTTGGCTTGCTCCCGTCCCTTCGGGTAGATGGCCTCCACAGAGACCACCAGGTTGCCGTTCCTGCCACGTGTGGCCGCAAAGACTCGGCCCTTGGCCGTGAAGACAGACACGTGGCCTACAGCGGCTTCGATCAGCATCTGCCCGGCGTCTGAACGGCTCTTGCCGCGCAGGTCGTATGCATTCAGGATGTCCAGCAGGCACTGGGCGGGGGTGTTCTCGTAGATCATGGTGACGCTCCTTGGTGTCAGTCCTGGCGCCAATCGCCAGGCACAGGGGTGATGCTACAGGCCGGCCGGTGGTGCGTCAAATCGACCCGACGAACGGCAAAAAGAAACCCGGCACAAGGCCGGGCTCTGATATTCACGCGGTGAATGGAATCATCCGATAGCTTCGGACGCGATGCCGTGGACTTCCTTCAGCAGCTCCAGCAGCCGAACAGCCTCGTACTTGTCATCGGTCACGGACAGCCTGTGGTAGCCGCTGCCGTGGACGTAGATCAGGTAGTGCCCGTTACTCGACACGGCGAACAGCAGTCGGGCGCCGGTCAGGGTGTCATGGTTCCCCAGAGGCTTGCACCCGACTGTGTGGGCCTCGATGATGGCCAGTTTCTTGGCGTAGCCGGCATCAGCCGGAAAAGTGATGATGGTGTACATGGTTGGGCTACTCCGTGTAGAGGTTCGATTGGGTGAGGAAGTCGTACTTTTCGACGATGGCTGAGTACGAGTCGCTCAGCCAGAGCTTGAGGTTGCCCAAACTCTCAACTGTGCAAGCGTAGGCACCGTGCTCGGTTGCGAAGCGTGCGATGACAGCACCGCTTGGGAATTCGCGAGCTTCCAGGAGGGTGGCTTTGGCCAGGATTTCGAGGGCTTCGGCGCATTGTGCGGGCCGGTCTTGGGAGGCAATGATGGTGAACATGATCCTGATTCCTTGTTGGCCCCAGGAGGTATTCCCGAGGCATGTGGACATTGTGTCAAGACCGGGCCCGCGTGTCAAATTCGGCCGACGAGTGATAGGTCATGCCGTCTCGGCGAGGCGGCTCGAAGCCCCAGCCGCACGTCACCACCAGTGATTCCCTGCCGCAGCTGGAGATCCGGTCTCCGCCGATCTCGTCGTGGAGGTCATCAAGGAAGTCCCTGCACATGGCCTCCGTTCCGTCGTAGAAGACCTCACCGAGGCGCTCGTGATGAGCCACTGGCTCCGATCCGGCTGGCTCGCAGATGTAGAGGTCGATGGTCGGTGATGCGTAGTGGACCACATGGCATCCGTACTCCATGGTAAAGCTCCTTGAGGCGGTGGGGGCCGGGCCGCAAGACCCGGGCTGGCTGATTACTTCTGCACGTTGACCGTCAGGTTCACTTGCGGCCGCGAGCACACATCGCATGCCGGCTTGGCCTTGGGAGCCGGCTTACGCTTGGGCTGCGGCTTCACCTTCGGCAGCTCCTGCTGCTTCGGCACGATTTCGTAGGCCACACACTCCCGGACCCGGATCGTGGTCACCATCCGCTGCAGGGCGCCGCCACGGGAGCCCCCCACGCTGCCGCCTGCACCGCTGCTGCCGTTGGCGCCGAAGGCCAGGGCGCCGGACGTCGAGACCGTCAGCACCGTGGTGGTCTCGTGCACCGTGTGCCCGATCAGCTGGGTCAGGCCGGGCATCACCTGCACACGGCGGTACGGCTCGTCCGTGTCCGGGGCCAGCCACTGGTTTTCACCCAGGGGGACATTCGAGTCCCAGACAAGCCCGATCACGCGGCCGTTGACGTCCGTGGACATCACCTTCTGACGAGGGCCGCAGTAGGGGTCAGCCACGCGCGAAATCTCCGCGGACGGCGCCACCATTGCAGCGGCCGGCACCGTGACCGGGTTGATTGACAGCGACCGGTTGTTGTAGCTGTACCCACCCGTGGTCAGACTGGTGTGCGGGGCAAGCTGGATGCCGCCTACGGACCCCCCTGTGGCCGTCTGGCCCTGCCCCTGCTGCTGCTGTGCATGGGCCTCCGGGTTCACGCCATTGACCGAGGCGACCGGGTTGTTACTCGTATTGGTGGTGCGGTTGTCCGAGTTCGTCTTGCAGGCATTGACGCCCACGCAGTCTGCGCCCGGGGTGTTGGTGGCCAGGGCCGGCGCGGCGATCAGGGCCAGGGACAGGGCGATTGCAGTTTTGTTCATGGTTGCTTGCTCCAGTGATGGCCTCGTTCACGAGGCGGTAGGTGAATGATGATTGATGAATTGCCCCGGTGCAACCCGGGGGCGACGAACGGTCAGTTTTTGGCCGCATTCGCGAGGAATACGGCCCGGGCAAAGCCGGCCGGGGTTACGGACCGAAGGTCCTTCCCCGAATCGTCCTTGGCGTCGCTGCCAAGGTAGTGGATGTAGTTCTTGTTCACCGGCAGCGACTCGTCGACCAGTGGCGGAGGCATCCTGAATCCATTGCCAACCCACAGGCACGTCTTCTTCGTGTAGCTGCTGTCAGCGTCAAGGCGATTGAAGTGCCACGGATGGAATGTGTGGTCAGGCTGGCGCCAGTAGGTGCTGATCGTGCTCACGGGGTTCTCGATCAGGTAAGGGGCTCCGCTCGCCTCGCAGAACTCGGCGGCTGTTGCGAACATGTGAATACTGTCAGCCAGCTTCCGCAGTCCCTTGCCCTTGAACCAGCGGGCCCCGGACACGGCCATGTGGGTGCATGGCGGGAATGCAGCCACAAACGCCACGCGCTCCAGAAACTCGGGGCGCATCATTTCGTCTGGCACGCCGTGCAGCAGATCGGCATTGACCGCAAGTGATTCGCCAGACTCGGGGATCCTGAACTCTGCGTTGTTGAAGATGTCCAGGCGGATCACACGGTACCCTGCGGCCCGCCATGGTTCGCCCATGACGCCCGACGTGTCAAACAGACAGACGACGATATCCTTTTGCATGACAAGCGAGTCCTTACAATTGTTTGAGCCGGTCAGGGCGGAAACCGACCCAGGATTCCGGGATCATGCCATCGTTGACGAAGACAACGGGCAGGCTCTTGTGACCTTCTGCCTGCAGGCGGGTTGCGATCTCGGGCTTGTCGCTGATGTCGATCAGCTCGTACGCGACACCTTTGCGGTCCAGCAGGTTCGTGGTTGCCCGGCACTGAACGCACCCCGGGCGGGTGTAGACGATGACTGCCATGGCGATTCTCCTTGAGTGCTTCAAGCCAGGACGTCCACGACCAAGTGGTCCACGCCCGTGGATTCGGACAGGCGGGCGGCCTCGCGCTTGGCAGCTTCCTCGCTGTGGTAGCCCGTCGACTCGTAGCCGTTGCCGTCGATGATGGCGTAGCGGCCGTACTCGAGTTCGAACTCGGGGCCATTCGTGTTGGCCAGAAGGATCCGCGCGGCTCCGTCGCTGGCGGTTACTCTGCCATCGGCGTGGAACCGGATGTTCTCGTACCCGTGCAGCTTCATCAGTACACGGGCTGCTTGCTTTTGCGTTGCTGTGATCATGGTTCATGCTCCTTTGATGGTTGGTCGACTGCATCAGCGCTGTCGACGGAGTGAATCCTACGATCCATTCGTACCCAGGTCAACCCATTTGTATCGCCAGAGATGAAAAAGGGGCCAGACGGCCCCTTCTACCCGACGAACGGTCGATCTCTACAGCACCGTCAGGCCATTCACGCGGCGTTGAACGCCGCCGATATCGGCGTCCATGTCATCGGTCAGCAGGGACAGCACCCCGTTCGTGTTGGTCACGGACAGCGTCATCCGGCCGCAGGACTTGTTCCCAAGGACCTCTGTGCCACGCATGTCGGTCTGGACCCCGAGGACCTCGTCGGATGCGTAGCGTTTGCCGTAGGTGGACTGCTTTTCGCCGACCTTGGCCCAGGACTGATCAATGGCGATGTTGGCCACCCGGTACGGGCCGGTCAGCATGTTGCCGCGGACCTCCGTGGACTGGGCGTCGTTGCCCAGATACACGTGTGCCTGGGCGGTTGTGCCGACGGCCAGCGTGACACGGTTGTCAATGAAGGCGATGTCCTTGGTCCCGCAGTAGGCCTGCAGACATCCTTGCCCCTCGGCAATGGCCGAGTACAGGTGGTTGCCCACCACATCCACGGTCGAGGCCCCGTAGGCCGTGTGCACGCCCGAGGACCGGAAGTCCACGACCTGGTTTCCAAGGATCGCGCCATTGGTTGTCGAGTCCTGCATCGAGATGCCGCGGGTGTTGCCCGTGATCACGCAGCCCGAGACCTCGAACCCATCCACGGCCGAGAGGTTCACGCCGTAGTAGCCACCCTGGATGAAGCAGTCCTTGAGGTAGGCGCCCTTGGCCCACTGCCGAACACCCACCGGTACCTTGTTGGCTTGGTAGTGCGTCCGCTGGTTGTTTAGCAGCGTACCCGCCACCTCCACGCAGGAGATCCCGGCTCCGCCCGTGGGCTGCCCCCGTTCGTCGGCCATGATGAAGGTGCAGCATTTGGCCACCATGCCACCAGACCCCGCCGTGCCCGAGGCCTTCACACTGACGCACCGCGAGCGCCCCTCGGGTACCTTGTAGTTGCCGGCCACACGGCTGTTCCAGGCGCCGGGGTAGTTCGGCTCGCCTGCGAACAGGCAGCCGTCCAGGATCAGCCTCCCCTCGCATGCGTATGCGTAGATCAGGGCCTCCATCTGGGATGTCTCCGTGCCCTTCAGAATGAACACCGTGTCCTTGAAGGTCAGGTCGTTCTTCCGGTCACGTGGGAGCAGGCCAGCCCGAGCCGTTGCCGTGGGCTCGATGACAAACACTCCGCCGACGATGCCGACAGTGTTGTCGTGAATCGTCAGTTGCTGCCCCTTGATGTGGAACAGCTGGTTGGTCAGATCGAAGACCGTGCCAGGCTTGGCCAGTTCAAATTGGTCCCGGAGGACGGTAACTGATTGCGGAGCATCCAGCTTCCATGTGTTGTGCCCGCCAGTGACCAGGACAAGGCCGCGAGTGTCACGAGGTTTCGCCGTGAGTGGCTGCGTGGGCTTCAGTTCCATCAGCCCTCCGGGGGCTGTGCTTTGATACGGCATTCAAAATGTCCTTTAGCGATTTTTGAGGGACGAGCACCACTCATCAAAGCGCTCGATTGTTACATCTCCGTCAATTTTACCCCGAAGAATCGATGCCAACGCCGGAAGTAGGTGGCCGTACTGGCAACCGACGCCCGCGGCCGTGCAAGCCCGGGTCATGGTTGCCTGATCCACGTCAATGCCGACCACCAGCCGCCGCATGATGCCACGAAGCTGCCCTGTAGTTGTGACTGGCCACCACACGTCACGCACTGCTGGTTGGTCCTTCGTGGGCGACAGCTTGGCGTACTGGCCCGAGGTGTCGATGTTGGCCACGATGACTTTCGTTCCGTTGGCCATCACGTGATTGACCATGGTCTCGGCATTCCCCCATGGAATGCCAAGCTTCGGCGCCCACTTGTCTGTGACCAGCAGGCTGATCTTGTCGGTCCAGCTGATTCGGCACCACTGGCGGCCGTTATTGTCCGGTACGATGCGCGCCTGTCGTGTAACCGGCATCAGGCATGGCACGGCGCCTTCCATCTTGCGGGAGGGCAGGACAGACATTGGCGG